CCGCCGCCGCCGTATGAAGGTGAAGATGTATTTAGCGCTGCCAATAAGCTACCCAAGCTACTAATCTGTTGCAATGGAGACGCAGCATACGCGCCGGGCAATGGCCCTTTGTATGTAGACTCAGTTGCTGTAGGTATGTTATAGCCGCGCAACAATCCTGAAGAAGCAGTTGCTGTTTGCAATGGGAATAACTGTTGCTGCTGCTGAATCTGCTGCTGCTGGCCACCTAAAGTAGCAAGAGCATTAATATTACCTAAGCCAAGAGCTTGGTTACTTGTTGCAAAATTGCCAAGTTGTTGCCCTGCAGCTAATTGGTTTTGTACTTGATTTTGCGCAGCTTGCAAAGCTTGTGTGTAGCCAGTTTGCATTGCTTGTTGTTGCTGAGCTTGTGTAGCTAAGTTAGCATTATTAATAACTTGCCCTAAAGCACCAGCGCCACGAGAAGAACCAAATTGACCACTACCCACAATACCTGCAGTAGCTTGTGGTGAAAAGTTTCTAGCAATATTTTGCTGGTTTAAGTCGCCTAATGTATTAACTACATTGCTTGCGTAAGGCGTCATCATTTGCTGAGTCAAGTCAGCAAGATTAGTATTGCCAGCAGTTTGAGCTAAATTAGTAGCAGCTTGCAAAGTAGGTTGATACGCACTACCTGCAGCGCCAACTGTATTATATGCTTGCTGCTGTAATGCAGTAGGGCCTATAAATTGAGCACCTGCAGCTGCGCTTTGGCCTGTTTGTGCAAGGTTACTAAGATAATCGTTATACCATGACGGCGTCGTTGTCTTAGACGCCTGAGTAGTAGTAACATCAGGTAGTGCACTACCTTGTGCTAATTCCATAATTAACCTTTCAAATACTCAAGTGGCGACTTGGCCTTAGGTGGAATATTCTTGTGCGATGCTGATCGCTTATGTTTACGTATGCTTTGGCGCATTTTGTCAAGTGTTAAGGCGCCTGCCTTATTTGAACCATTTCCGAGAGCAGCAACAGTATCGGCATCAAACACATATTCACCATCAGCCAGCATTGCAGGTATACTATCTGATTGCCCATCACCTTTACCTTCAACATAAAAGCCAGTTTTACCAGTAATAAACTCAGGGACATGCGTTTTACCGCCTTTAGCATAATAACGCTTTTGCATTGCTTCTTGTCGCTGTGTCCCCAACCCATCCCAATCTTTTGTCATTGAGTCCATCTCATTAGGCTTATACGGGTTATCACGAATTATATTACCAATATCTGTCTCCAAACGATTATACTTAAAGTCGCCCGGCATATCCTCAATAGGCTGGTCATGAAATCTAGTAGGGTTTATTACGCTGTCTTGACCAGATGGGAATTTACCGGTTTTATACTTATCATGCTTATCTAGTTTAAAGGCTAATCGCAATGTCTCTAAATCCACTGGGCTTAAATTCTCAATTTGCTCACGTGTTTGTGTTTTTAGATCTTGTCCAGCGCCCCATTCCTCTAATATATCTAGTAAATCAGGCGACATAACTTGACCGCCATCTTTATAACCTGATATTTGCCGCAGCCCTGCAGAACCTAATGGATCATATTGGCCTGCTGTTCTACCAGAAAGTAATGCACCTGCATTGCCTGTATAACCACCAGTATCTTGCATGGCAGGCATTGCGCCATAAGTATAATAACTGTTGCCTTGCTGCATGCCATCAGTAGGTTGCCTATTTTTGTTTAATTGCGCCAATAATCTTGGATCCACTGCGCCTAGTTCCGGAGATAGTTGTTGCAACTGCATAGGCTGTAATGCAGTATTTTCACCAACAGGTGCACCGGGCAAAACTAAGCCGGGGTTCTCAGTAGGTAGCGCACCAAGTTGTTTTCCTGCTGCTAGATTAGAAAGCGCACTTTGAAGCCCTGTAGTTGGGTCAATACCTCCAAGACCTTGTTCAGGGTTGTTGCCTAGTATTTGGTTTACGGCGCCTCCAACTTGTGACGCAGTCTTATACGCCTTATAGCCACTTTTTAAATCATCTAGGATTGATGTACTACCAATGCTTTTGTTTATTGGAAACTGTTGAGTGCCTATCTTTGCAGGACCTTCAGGCCCAACTTCATACTTTGGTGCATTTGGGTTATACGTATCAGCAATGGCATTAGCAATAATGTTATCCATTGTATCAGCGCCAAAGTAGCCTGCGCCACCAAGACCTGCAGATACACTTAATGAATTAAGAGGCGCGCCTGTATAACCGGCCATAATATGGCCTGCGCCGGCTTCAACGCCTGGGAAATAATTTACACCTGTATTTGCAGCAACTTCGCCTGCAGTTAAACCTGCAGAACTTGAAGCGCCACCTAATGACCCTAAATACCCAGCAGACCGAAGGACTCCACCTGCCGCAGGCAACAGCATAAGGAATGGCCCGTATTCTTCAAAGAACCCCGGCTTATTTTTATAATTAACGGCATTAAAATATTTAGCATCTATCTGACCTTGGTCGTTAGTTACAGGTACAAGATTTCCACTTCCATCTGGTTTATATGTAATGGTTGCATGCAGGGCTGCGTCGCCTCGCTTGGCGCCCTCTACAGCGTTGGTTACTGCGTATAAATCTTTGCCTTTTTCTTGAAGCAGATTAAATATTTTGTTTGTATCCAAAACTTTAGAATACATACTTCCTAAACCACCACCAGCCGATTTTTGATATTGACTTGGGTTTTCAATGCCTGCAGCGTTAGCAGCGTTTATAAAATCTTGGTCAGTTGCACCATGGCCTGATGTTGTTGTGTACGCAGTGTTGCCCATGCCTGAAGGCGCTGACACAATTCCATAATTTCCTGCGCCAGTTAATACTCTAACGGCGTCAGACTTTTGTTGCCATCCTGCATTATAAATTTGATCACGAATATCAGAATTGCCGATATTTAATGAATTGCTACGATCTTTTCCATACCTGAACTGTTTATCAATCGCAGCTTGATTAATAGTTGGGAACTGGCTATTACTACTTGATGAAGAAGCTTGCGACAATGGCGCAGTTTGTTGCTGTTCTTGTTGGCGAGGTTGTTCTTGTTGCTGTTCTTGTTGGCGAGGCTGTTCTTGTTGCTGTTCTTGTTGCTGTTCTTGCGCTTCAGCTTTTTGCGCAGCAGCTAATTGCGGCTTTAATTTTGCAAGTTGGCTTATAGCATTTGCACGCTCACCGGCAGTACCAAGGCTGTTACCGGCTCTGGATATTGCGTCAAGCTTGTCATTTAAAGAATCAATTTGCGCTTGTATGTCAGAAGAAGAAGCCATTGCGCAACCTTATGTTATTTGAACAGGAGTGATAGACATAATGCCAACTAACGCTGTTGCCCAATCTTGCCATGACTTAAAATTTCTAGGATCAGGTACACCTGAGTTAACGAAGTACCCAATACCTTGCATACCTGATGCCCAGTCACGCCACTTATCTTCAGGTACAGTGCCTAACTGATTAGAGGCAAACAGCTCTGCCATCAATGCACACCATTGATCCCATTGCATATTGCGTGGGTCATACGTAATCATTATGGATTACCTGTGCTACGTTCATCGCCAAGATCTACGCTTAATAATAAGCAACCTTGTTGATAGGTACCATTGAAAGTATTACTTGTAAAACGTAATCTCATCTCACGGCGTTGCTCACGCATATCAATCTTTAACGTAGTTGAGTCAAACGTGTAAGGGTCAGATGGCTGATCTGTATCATCCGCGTAGCCTTTACCTGTTACTACAACACTCATTTCACCTTGCTGCACAAAGTCCGGCTCAATACGCTCTAATCTAATATATCTATTCTCACCTACTGGTGCTTTTACACCAGGGCCACCAGTGACCCAGCCTAAACTGTTAGTTTCAAAATAGGACTCTACAGCGTTAACGTTAGTTAGAAATACCTCATTGACACCAGTCTCATGCTGCCATAGAGCATACTTACCTGCTGAGTCAACTGTGTTGCCTGCCCAAATAGGATTTCTAAATACTTCTGAGAATGTACCGGCTGAGCGACGAGCACCTAATGCCTCACCTGCGTCATACCACACTTTATCTCGTACATTTAAAATAATAGCATCAGTACACTCAGTAGCGTCACCTTTAGGGTAGAACCACCAGATCTCACCCCAACGTGGAATTTTTGCAACCCATACTTTTTGTCGTTGCGCGTAGTTTAGATTATCAAAGAAGTAGTTAATGTTGACATCATTCACAATTTCTTGAACAACGCCATTATAGGCTAAGAAGCGGTCAACGCCGCACCAATAAATAATGCCATCATACTCAATAACAGATTGAGAAGATAGTATCGATGACTGCCCAGAAATTGTATCGTAGCGCCAATATAACGTTTCAGTGCCTACTGTTTGTGGAGCATACGTTACACGAATCAAAGAATCCAAAGACCAGAATAAACCTGCAGGTGATGTAGTACCACCTCGCAATGCCATGCCTTTAACTATCTTTGTTGCTGAGACGTTATTTGAGTTAGAGTCAGAACTTACCCAATTAGTAAAGTCGCCTGCGGCGCAATTTTGTAAAAGCCCATTATTACCATACACAAACATGTACGGGTAAAGCATAACTGCCCCACCTGATACAGCAATATTATTATCAAACTTAATGCTTACGCCTGCCTGTACAGTCATTGCTGGGCCAGCTGTTGTAACAGTAGTTGTGCCACCTGAAACTACAACATTACTAACTGTCACACCTGTAGGTATGTAAGTTGGAGTAGTAACAGTTTGACCTATGCCAATTCTATAATCTGCTACAGCAATAACAATAGTTGTGCCTGCAGTGATATTGCCTGTAAGAGTAAATGTGCCTACTGCACTTAACGCGCCACCGGGAAAAGTTCCAGTTAATACAGGCGTATTGATCGCATTATCAATATGCAATAAATTATTGCCTGGGTGAGCAATAATTTGTAATGTGTTTGTACCATTGGCATCAAAGCCAACATCAAACTGCCATAAGTTCTCGGTACTAACAGTAAAATTGTTGAGAGTTATATTGGTAGGGCCTGCGCCTACTCCATCATCGTCATCAACCTGCCACTGTTCTAAATAACTTGCAGATCCAGAATAAACATAATTAATACCGCTTTGCGATTGCATAATCATGCCGCGACTAATTTGGCTAGCATTAAGAAAAATGCCGCGATAACCGCCTATTTTACGAGCACGACCACGTTGCCAACGTACCCATCGCCCATCCACATGCATAGGCGCATCAAACTCAGTGCCATCCCTCTGAATACCAGCAGGAATAGTTAAGGATATAACCTTTGCGGTCAAAACGTGCCTCCAGCAATCCCGTTGGTGGCTGTAAAGCCTGCAGCGGTGAAAGACCCTGCCAAGGCATTACCAATAACAAAACCTAACGTGCCAGATGAGGGTAGATATAAACCTGAATTGACGTCGCCTGAAAACTTAAGTGAAGGCACAGCCAAAGAGCCATTACCTAACGTTAGAGCAGTAATAGAACTTGCTGAGCCTGATGCTGCATTATATACGTTGGTGCCATCAGAAATAAGTACCAATGAGTTGCCTTGCGGTACAACCACTGTGGCGCCTACACCTGCAGTTTTCATTGTAAATGAGAACGCACCAGTCGTATTATTGGTGACTGCGTATAACTGCACAGTTGAAGGCACAACCACAATTTGATTACTGGTTAAAATACCAGAGTAGCCTTGTATGGTATTAGCTGCCTGTGGTGAAGTAAGTGTTAGAGTCCCACCAGTGACATTTAATGCCAACTGAGTATAGGCAAAGGCATTGGATCGACCATAGCCAAAGGTATTCCATCCGGTGCCATTACTAACAATAACTAAGGACTCAGTTAGTTGTAATTGCTGTGACGCATTACCATTGATGGTATCAGTGCCTTGCGGCGTTAGTGTTAAGATACCTGTACCATTATTGGAAATTATGCAAAACCAGTTATTACCTACACTGGCTGCCGAGGGTAGAGTAAATGCACCTACACCACCGGCCCATACAGCAAACTCAGCTCTATCTGCTGCTGTTAATGTTGTGTTCGAATAATAAGTAACTACACCATAGGCTTGATTAAGAGTTGTACTTAATGCTGTTAAGCCATAACCTGCTAACGTTGCAGCGTTTGCAGCAGATGTGCCTGCACCAAAAGTTACTGAGGTCCATGTACCTGCAGTTGTAGCATTATTAGTAAGGTAGATATACTTAGAAATGCCTGAGGTAATTGCGCTAATAGTTGCACCATCACTTTTTACGACAGTAAATGTATTAGCACCAATATTATTGATAAGAACTGACTGCCCCACTGATACTTGAGTTGCTGCAGGCAAGTACAGCTTTAAATTGGCTACAGACGCCGTTACATCAATAATGTTTGCAACAACTAAATTATCATTGCCATTGACAGGCCATTGCAATATGGTGTCTGTAGCAATCGTTAAGCTTTCGTAACCAACCTGAGAAGGTTGAATAGTTTGGCCAGTAAAAGGATTGACGTAGCTAGGCATAATTAACTTTCTTTAGCAATTGCTTGACGATCAGCAAGGCGAAGATCATCTTCGAGTTTCAATGCAGACAGCGCTTGATTATATTTTTCTTGGAAGATCTGCCGCGTGTCGTTCTTTAAAAAAGGCATTGCTTGCAGCAATGTACCAAAGAGCATTGCATTTGGTGCGTTTTGTGTAATCCAATTGGTTTGATTTGTAGATGAAAGAGGTGCAAGTCTTTCATAAAAAAGTATTTCAACTGCCAATGCAGTAGCTGGAGTAGGGGCTATTAGCCAATGCTCGTAGTCATAATCAGCATAATACTTAGGCGCAGCAGTAGAAGTAGCGTTAGGCCAGTAGGCTTTTAAATACTCATACTTACGTAAAAGAATAGGTTGCTTTTCGCCTGTGGCGTCTGTAAAACTCATGGATACAGTTTTACGCCATCTTGCAGGCTTTGCCAATACAGGATTGCCGGCAATAAAATTAGTCTCTACCACTTGCATTTGCCCCAACGTTTTAATTTGCTGAGCAATCTCAAACTCGCAAAGAGTAATAAACGTGGGGATTTGATTGACGACAGCTTCATCTTGTCGTTCAAGATATTGCTTGACTGTCTCAATAAGAGAGTCATAGGTGAGCACAAAAGAAGTAGTCATTTTATACCTTCGACCTGTACTCGATCATTATAAATCCAATTTAAGTAAAGAACTGACATTTTATGCCACAACGCCTAAGTACAAAGCACGTTC